CCTCTTCATCCTCAAAGGTTAAACCATACACCTCATAGAAACAATCCCAAGTAGCCTCAGTAACCATGTACTTTGCTGTGCCACGTAATCGATGTTTCAAATCTGAATCCATCGTTGGGATTATCCCCTGTTTGATGCAATATTCAATGCACACTTCCAAATACACTCGCAAAAACGGGACATGTAAACCCGTAGCGTCATAAGAAAGTAGGCTGCCCATAAATAGCTGCAACCAAGCTTTGTCTGACCTATTAGGTTTACTAAGCATCCATCCCATTTTGGACAGAACTCTTCCGGGTTTCTTCCCGATGGCATAAACAGTTTCAAAATCAACTCCGAGTGACTCCTGCTCAACTGCAGTGAGGTCATCGTCGTTGAATATAACTGTGCCAACGGGGAAAAATCTGCATGAAACAAACTCAACTGCTGTAGGGTTTGTTGATGATTGGATCTTTAAAGAAAAACCCAATGCACTAACATACCTAATCATGTTCCGTTCCCCGATTCGATCCCATGCCCGCCGCTTCATAATGGTGTAATTGTCATCACCACTAACGGCACATGCATACGAATCACCGAAGACACGGTGAGCATGGTAACAACCAGCAATAGCTTCCCCAGTTGTCTTGTTGTTACCAACAGTTGTATCATTTGATCCAGACTGTCTACAATCTTCATAAGTGCTTCTACACCCACAACCAAACACGACTAGTTTGTGGCGTGCTTTCAAAATGGCTCGTCCTAAATCGTCACCAATGTGTGACACGAAGCCAAGTTGCCGGTACCATTCATGTTCGCGAGATTTGCAATCTTTGCCTTGTGTGACATCATATTTGCTGAAGTCAGTACCAATGAAAACACAGTTGTCAATGCCACCAAGGCGTTCAACATGATAACGAAACCATTCGTTAAATTCATTGGTAATGGCCCCTGAAGCAACCCAGATAGGGTTGTATATGTGCCACACAAACTTCATGGCTTTACCGTACTGGTAAAACCACAAACCTGTTGCAACTTTCTCAAGCATCGAACACCCCTGTACAACTCTGGGGCGCTGACCAACAAAAGGGTCAGTCGTGATACCGATAAGCTTTTCTCTTTTCGTGAAGGCTTTGTAGTACAAATCCTTGAAGTTCCAGTCGCCTTCTAGAATCCTCTTCCTCCAATCATGAATTTTCACCCTTTTCTGGGGTGGAAATCTAGAAACCCAATCATTGTATGATGGCTCAACCCAAGTATCAGATTGACAAAACACGTGCGGATTGTAAGTCCGTATCGGCTCTGGACCAGTTGGCCCTTGCACTAATGGTAACAACCCATCAACAAGATACGAATGAAATTCCCAGGCACCTAAAGTGGGTGTTGGGACCTGACATAAAACACGTGTCTTGAAGGCAACTTCATAGTTCCACTGGGAACTCGAGTGCACAAAGGGTACAGCATTAGCAAAGACAATGCCAACTGGTCTTATTGAATCTGTGTGAGATTTGTCACTCATCTCAACAATCTTGAACTTGGTGTTAGATCTCATTGGGTAATCTGAAGGGTCGATGACAGTGTCAAATGACTTTAACGGTTCATTCCTACACGGTGTCTCGACCAAGATTGATTCTCTTTCCAAATATGAACGCTTCCAAACATCCCAAACTGCATACTTCTTGTCAAGCTTCCGTTTCTTCAGCAGACGACGGAGTGAAAGAATAATAATGCACATTAGCACCACAAGGCAAGCAGGAGCAATGGCTGAATCGCCACTGAACTCAAAACCGACATGCATTGAGTACCCAACGTGGAATAATGAAACGATGGCATATTTACCAAGGTATGCGAAAAGGCAGACGCCAGCAACCGCAAACAAAATACTAAGAAGGTAATTTGATGCGTTGTGAATAGGCGTTCCAACTGCTATGGTGGGAATTGAATCCCAAAGCATACGAATGATATCTCCAAGAGGTGAGAACCTAATGAAAAGAAGAATACCAATGATACTAACGATGAAAAGCGCTAACATATTCAAACGAACCGCCCAAAAGGGATAATTACCTTTGATGAGCGCATTGTGTCTAGCAACG